AAGGCCCAAAAGCGCATAAACAATATGCGGAAAGACTAAAAGATGTATTACAAGATAGATTTAAGTAATTACGAACCACGAGGAGTTCCAAAATATCAAGAGTTCAACGATTGGGAACAAATGAAATGGAACGAGGTTCAAATAGACATTTTAAAAGAGTTAAATCAATTCAAGGACTCATTTGGTAAAGATTGGGAAGAGTGGAATTTATCTGATTTAAAACACAGACTACAAAATAACTGGTCATTTTATTTAGTTGAAGGTGGTTGGTGTTTTATTGATTGGAATAGACGATATCCTTATTTATGTAATCGTTATGTAATGCCAGAACATAGAAATAAGGGATTAGGTAGTGATTTAGTGTGGTTAAGGTGTAATGAGATTGTAGAACAAGGATATAAAACCGCTATGATTAAGTTAGAAGATTGGAATACACCAGCACTATCGGTTATGAAAGAGAATATCTTTACTAAAATGGACTAAATTGATATTTATATATAGGAAAAAATTATGTCAGTAAATGCACAAAACAAGGCAAAAAGTTTATTAAATTATATCACAGGCAGTGTTGGTGGTTGGCCAAGTAATACTAATATCGCTATAGTGGCTGGTTTAGACTATTTTATAGAAAGTGGTTCAGAAGATATCTACTTCAACGAGATGAATACAGCTTGTGGTATGTATGGTTCATACGCTACTCAATCAGCTTTTATGAATCAAATATCAGATTATGCAAATGAAAAGGGTTGCACGACTGCATATGTTTATGGACAAGATGATGTTAGAAAGAAAAACCCATCAACGATTCAACAACCATTAATTAGTGAGAGTTTTGCAAGACACGGAATATCAGTCAATTTTGAATACAATGAAAACACTTCAATAACTTACTACTCACAAAGAGGACAAAATCAATATACAGGTAGTTTTCATTTATTTATGGCAACACCTTGGTTTAGTGATGATAACTTGTTAGAAATAGTTAGTGGTTCATTCAATAAATCTTCATTTAGAAATATTTTAGGTTCATCACCAGTTAGTTCAAGTTTGATTCCTTTGTTCAATACAGGTTCTTTCAGTTCTAATAATTCATATCATCCTGATTACTTAGTTAGAAACCCTGCAGACCACGCAAAAGGGCCAATGGGACAATTTGGAATTGAGTTTCATAAATATAATTCAGCTACTAATGTTTACCAAAATGCAGTTAGTAGTGGTTCATTTCTTATTGAAAAATTTATAATCGGTAGTGGTAGTATTGTTAATAATGAGGGTTATGCTCATCAACATAAATTAGAGATAGTTATGACACCAGATAGAAATATCATAGCTCGTGATAGAGACTTTTTTGTTAATAATAGTGCACCTAAATATGAGTTGATTGGTGATAGGTGGTATGGTAAAAATACTATTATGTTATCAACCGTAAGTGGTAGTTTAGTAAAAATGTTTGATGGTTCGACAAAACAAATTCAAGATGTAGCAGTTGGTGATATAGTTAAATCATATTTACCAGTTGGTATGCCAGATGAATTTTCAGCACAAGATTGGATAGATTATTCTACCACGAGTTTAGATGGTTCAACAATGTCAGGTTCAGTTGTGGTTAGAACATTTGAATCGGAGGCGTTTGGTTATATGTTAGTTAATGGTTCTATAAAGATTCCATACTCAGACCAGGCGATGCATAAAGGAATACAATATTTTACCAAGATTGGAGACACTTGGTCTTGGAAAAAGCCAGATGAAGGATTGTCAGTCGGTAATTACTTTTTAAATTCATCTGAACAAGAAGTAGAGATAACATCCATATCTGAAGTTAGTGAGTCAGTAAAACAATACTCATTAGATGTTGAGGATATTGATACCTACTTTCAAAGTGATATCGTGGTTCATAATTTACCACCAAAATAAGAGGTTATATGAAACAAAATGATAAGTTTCAATTCGTAGTTCATAAAGAAAATTTTTTATCAGTAAGTCAATGTCAAAAATTAATGAGATACTTAGAAACAGGTGAACCAACCGAGTCTGAGTTAGCTGGTAATTATGATAATAATTTATTAAATAAAGTAGTTCGTGATAACAAAGAGGTTGTAATTAACAATAAACAACTTAATGATAAACTACAAATGGTATTTGAGTTATCTAACTTATCGATTTGGAAATATAATATACAAGAAATGGAAAGAGTCAAAATACTAAGATATGAAAATGGTGGTAAATACAAATGGCATACTGATACAGGTGCAAAAGAAACTTCTACAAGAAAATTAACAGCGGTGGTTCAGTTATCAGACGAAACAAAATATGAGGGTGGTAATTTAGAGTTCGGAATCACAGATGATTCAGGTGAGAAAAACTATACTGCTCCAAGAACAAGAGGTAGTATAATTGTTTTTCCATCATTTTTATCACATAGAGTCACACCAATTACAAAAGGTAGAAGATACTCATTAATAACTTGGATGAACGGAGATACTTGGAAATGAAACAAAATAATAATTGGCAATGGTATATGTCAAGACCAAACTTTTTAACAAGTGATGAGTGTGATGAGTTGGTTAAAAGAATTAAAAACACCGAAAAGGGTGAACAAGGTTGTTTAGATGACCACATTGGAGATGACCACAATACAGATTTTAGAAATGTAACGGAGTGGTATTTACATAAAGATATGAGAGATTATGTTGTAGGAGATTATAGTTCTTTACAACAGAAATTATTTGTAGCGGGTAAAGTTTGTAATCAATTGTCTTGGAATTTCAATGTTCAAGAGGTTGAAAACAATATAAAAATGATTGAGTATTTACCAGGTGATTTTTTTACTTGGCATTCAGATTTTAACAATGGTAAAAGTTCTACAAGAAAATTAGCTATGATTATTCAATTGTCAGACCCAAAGGATTATGAGGGTGGTTCAACACAATTAGCAATCCAAGACCCAAAAACATTAGAATTTTACGAGATGCCGAAAGAAAAAGGAACACTATTGGTATTTTGTCCTTTATTATTTCATAGAGTTACACCAGTAGAGAGTGGTGTTAGATATTGTATTCAAGAGTTTATGTTAGGAGATACCTTTGTATAAATATTTATATGCGAATGGTTGTAGTTGGGTTGATGGTGACGAACTTCAAGACAGAACTCAACAAAGATTTAGTAAATTATTATCTAACGATTTGAATCTGAAAGAAATAAATCAGGCTATAGCTGGTTGTAGTAATGAAACTATAATTAAAAATACTATGGATTGGATTTATAAGAATGAAAAACTTCTTGATGAAACAATATTTATTATAGGGTTTACAGCAGAGAGTCGCTCTAAATTTAATTGGAACTTTTATGACATAATAATGTTTCAAAGATTTTTAGAATCAATTGATGTAAATCATATACTATTTTTTTCATTTGGTAAATCACATAAAGATATTTTTTTAGATAACTTTACGGATAAACCATTTTATGAAGTGGTTTCTGAAAATACAAATAAAGTTTCTGATGCTTTTTGTGAAAACGGACACCCAAATGAAAAAAGTCATAAAAAGTTTGCGGATTATATAAAAGGATATATCAATGTATAAAAAAATAGATATGAACGAACTAAAATTGAATCAAAATTTTAGGTGGATTGTTACGAGAAAAAACTTTTTCTCTAATGATGAGTGTGCTATGTTAAGAAAATATATTGATGAAAACGCGGAGAGAAAACGAGGACACGAACTACCAGATTGGAAACAAAATGAGTGGGATTCAGTAAATTCAGACAAAAAAGTTGACGACTTAACAAAGTCTGAACATAGTATGAATTTTAAGTGGGGAGAGAATGAGTGTTTACTAAATATCAGTAGAAATGATGATGAAAAAATATTAAGTAAATTTTGGAACGCAATCACAATAGCAAACCAAGTTCATTTTAAATATGATATTACAGGTATTTACCATAATAGGATACAAGCTCATAGATACGACAAAAATGATTCCTATAATCCACACTCTGATTTTCATAATTACAAAGATTATAGTTCACTAAAATTAACTTGTATCGTATTTCTAAACGACGCTTCTGAGTATGAGGGTGGAGAATTTCATATGTTTGACGGAACAATTGTAGAACCAGAAATGGGTAAATTAGTTATTCACCCGGCTTTCGCAGGTCATCAAGTTACACCAATAACAAAAGGACACAGATATTCTTGTGTTTGTTGGGCGGTAGGAGATACTTTTGTATAATGGAAAGAAAAAAATTAAAAATAGCTCTCGCTTTATGTCCACAATGGTCTACATCAACACCATCATTCGCATTAGGTAGTCTTAACACTGCACTAAATAACGCAGGATTCACATCAACAAAACAATTTGATATCAATATGATGAGTTCATTGTATTTGATTGATAATTATCCAGACTTGTTTGAGAAATGGATTGTAGAAGACCCTTGGTCAACTAAAAAAGTTTTTAGAGAACAGATTATTCCTTTGTTTAAGGACTTTTGGTTTAATATCGTAGAGGAAATGTCAAAGTTTGATGTTGTAGCGTTCACAACATATTCATCTAACATAATGACAACAGACTTTTTAGCTAGATATTTAAGACAATTAAATCCAAATATACAGATTTGGTATGGTGGGCCGTTTTGTTGGTATGGAGAAAATGGTGGATTAGTTGAGGCTGGTATTAATCAAGATATTGGTGGTGGTGAAAGAAGTGAATTAGAAGAATCATTAGTCAAAGTAATGTATAGAGAATTTGTAGATGTTGGTTGTGGAACAAACGAGGGAGAGAACACCATTGTCGAGTTAGCTGAAAGTGTTGTAAGTGGTGATGATAGCTATGAAAATGTCAAGGGTATTTGGACTTGGGATAAATTACGACCGTCATTACCAACCGTATTACCAAAAGGCCGTAGTGGTAGGACACCAATCTATACAGGTATGTTAAAAATTATGAGGTTAAACGACTTGTCAACACCTACTTGGACGAAAGAAGTTTTGGACGGATACACAAAGTTAAGAAAAGAAGATTTGTATGTAAATGATTTTGGGCCAGAGCTAACACTGCCAATCCAAGGTTCAAGGGGTTGCACTTTTAAATGCACATTTTGTAGTGAGACAAGAATGTATAGATATAGAAGTCCTGAAAAACTCATAGAAGATATAATATTTTTAAATAAAAATTATGGTGCTAAGAATTTTTGGTTCACAGACTCACTAATAAATGGTTCCATAAAAAATTATAAAAAATTAGTGGATACTTTAAATGAATTAATTGACAAAGGTGAATTATCTGGAATCAGATATGGTGGATACTTTAGGACACATAAGAAAATGGGTGAAGAATTTTTTGATGAGGCGAGAAAGTCAGGATTAGTTTATATGAATATTGGTGTTGAAAATGGTGTTGCAAAAACATTAGGTTTAATGGAGAAAAGACAAACACCAGAAATTATTAAAGACTATTTGAACGCAGTCACAAAAGATGACCAGATTACATTTGACGCTGGTTGGATACCAGGATTTCCAAGAGAAACAAATGTTGACTTTGTTAGTAGTTTGAAATTTTTATTTGATGTTAAACATAATTTTAAGCCGGGTGTCGGAAGAAGTGGTAGGATTAATGTTATGAAAGGAACTGATGTATTAGTTGAAACACCATTAGCTACACAAAAAGATGTCTTTGGTATCTCAAGAAAAGAAAGTTTATTAAAAAATTGGATTAGTAATGACTACAAAAATAATATATTTAGTAGACACACGAGAGCACACTTAACAGATTATTTTCTAAAGATATTCAATATTAATCGTAGAGGATTAGTTATGGATATTGAAGAGTGGCAAAATCAAAATTCAGATGATTGGAAAAATTCAAAGATGCCAAAACCACAATCTTGGGCGTTGGATAAAACATATCATACATTTAAAAGTGGTGGTGTCAAAGAAAATATTACAGACGAAAAAATTTATAACACTTCTTGGTTGTCGCCTTTAAATGGAGACGAAACTTTTCAAGATACATTAGAAAATTCAATTATAGACCAAATAAGAGGTTTTTGTTGGGTATTACACAATCTACATAAAAATATTGATTTATCTTTTGATGTAGAGGATAATTTCAAAGTGTTTAACTTAAAAGACACAAGGTTTAATTTTAAGTTTAAGTTTCAAACAAATGAAAATTCAGACTTTAAATTAGACTTAGAGTTTAAAATTCACATTGATGAGGAAGACAAACCTTTTATTGATATTGAGGGTGTAGAGAATTTAAATGTTGATAGAACTTATAGAGTAAGTGGAAATTTCAATAAAACATACTCAATTCAAAATGATGAAGTAAAAGATTTATATTTAGATTCTATCAATTACAAAAAATACAATATAAGTTTACCAAGAACAGCTGTTACAAGTCAATGGTAAATAAATTACATTTTACTAAAATAGATTACTATTTATTAGTATCTAAGGTTATTCACAATGAAAACAAAAACACTATTTGACCACATAAAACAAATTACAAATGTTCAGAACCAATCTAAGAAGAAATCCAAGATAGAAAAGTGGGCTATGGATATATTATGTGATTATTTTGAAGAAAGTTCAGAAAATATTGAAAAAACGCTTGACATTATGGGTAAAGATGTCGTATATTCGATTGTATCCAAATATGGTGTAGATGAAAAACAACTAAAAAAAATATGGAGTAAAAAATGATTAAAGATACCCCTAAAGGTATGCCAGTGGAACCATCTGAATCAGAGTATTCTGATGTGATTAAATATATGGAAGAAACTTATCCTGAAATGACGAGTGAGTTTAAACAAATTCAAAGAGACCAGTATGAGTTATTTTGTAAAACC